ATCATTAATCAAGCAGAATGACTGTGCATGTCTTACCTGAATATCAATCGACTGAAGGATTCTCACCCAAGTCTGGTCAGTCTGAAAAGCTGTAGAAGTTTCTTTAGAAGCCATAAGCTCTATACCACCCCACATACCTATCAAGCACTCTGCCCAGTTACCAAAATAAATCTCGGTACAGTTTGAAGAAGTGCTTTTTGTGAGGTCAATAGGAATCTGTGTAGTCATCTTATAGGGATGACCCATCCAAGAAACCAGTGACGATTCAGATGTCATAGGCTGGATTATATAATCACCATCAGTGTCATTACTATACTGGGCAACTTTCGTCTTTACCAATCTACGTCTTGTTGCAGGATGGAATATATACCCCAACTTGCCTCTATATGCATTGTCTTCCTGTAGAGCATACTGCATATCATAAAGCAAATCAAAAGTAGGAGCCCCACCAGCTGTACCAATTGCAACCGTATTAATACCAGTTGTATTAGCAATTCCCCTAGGCTCATTCTCAGAACCAGAACCCTTTAACACAGTGTAGTCAATTTTAAGGGCTATAGTCGTAAACAAGTCATTTCTAATCAATGCTTCTGCTGAAGGATTAGTATATTTTAAAGTTTCGTTAGAAATTTTAACTAATGCCCCAACTTTCTTAGGAGTTAAGCTAATCATACCTGTAGTTAGCTCAGACTCAGTTATCGACTCATTCTCACCAACCCAGTAACCAGTTGCTCCACCAGTCTGCTTCGGTAAAGTAACAGGAATACCCTGTAGGTTATCAAGAACAGTACATCCCATACCAATAACAACAGATTCTGCTCTTAGAAGCTCAATGTAACCGGCAAGAATCTCATTGGGAACAAAATAACCCATTGAGGAATCCGTACCGACTGACATAGCTCTCTTGCGAGCCTGCTGAAATACTTCTTTCTCAAAACCAGCTTCTGCCCAATCATTTGTGACGATGGACCTTACTGCTCTAAGAAAGGAAAAGTTCTTTGCTTCATCTTCTAAACCAGATATCGGACCAACTCGACCAGGGGTCATCCTTGACTCAATATCTTTAAGTCTTGTTTCAAAACTCTTTATAGCCGTTTCGATAGCCTCAGACTTCTCACCCATACTCTTCAAAAACTCACTCTGTTTCTCCAATAATTCTTTAATCTCCATATTAAATCCTCCTAATAGTTTTATATGTATGTATAATCGTTTCTCTTGTTCATTGTCTTAATCAGACTGAACGGGAAATGTTTTAGCTAATATTTCATTCTGTTCCAAAAGAACAGTCTTGATATAGTCTTCGTCTTCTAACACCCCTTTTTCAAGTGTCTCTGCTTCAAGTTTTTCTTGCTCTTCTAACTCTTTGGTAAATTCTGCCATATCTTTCTTATACTCTTCGTCTTCCTTTTCCCACTGAGCAAACTTCTCTTCAATTTTTGTAAATTTCTCAAGAACCTCAGCTTTAAATTCCTCTATTGCTTTTAATATCATCTCTTCATCCTCCTCTGACCTAGCTTCACTTTTAGATTTATCTTCTTCAGAAGATTTATCTTCTTTATTTTCATCAATAGATTTTGCTATATCAACTTTTGCCTCTACTTTCTCTTCTAAATCTTTTATAACCATGTCAGCATAGTCATCAGGAAGAAAAGGGTTTTCTATATTCTTAAAAGCTTTAGTAAGAACCATCTCTTTATATTCTTTCACTACAAGGTCTTCCTCATCCTCCATACTTTTCTGTAATGCCGAGGGATTAGCTGGAACAGTTACCTGACTAATTTCAAGTAGTTCTACATCTGTATAAGTTCTGTAAGGTTTCTTACCAGATTTAACATCTTCATCTTCCCAATCCGCTGTTTCATAGCCTTTTGGGCGAGGAAGAAAACCAACTGAATAGGCAGCTAATCCCTGTTTTGCTAGAAACCAACCCCAATCGGCTTCTGGATTTCCTGAATCTGTAAAATATTTAAACTTAGCTACAAGTTTACCATCTTCAACCTTAACCTTCTCTGCTATCCCTATTTGATTTGTAAGTGTACCATAATTATGACTAGACAAAAGAACACCATGTTTCTGGTAGTTCTTTAAACCTTTCTTCCATGCATCTACCTTTATAACTTCCTGATATCTATCTATAGTTTCATCAGAAACAACAGCTTCAAGAGTAAAATTCTTCTCATCTACACTTCTAATTTCACCTATAAAAGTTTTAATAACTTTATCCATTATTTATCCTCCCAAAAGATTCTTCATCTTATTAATATTATCGACAATATTTCTAAATATCTTTAATCATTTTAATATTTATTACAGGAACAGTAAGACATAAACAATTTATCACTTCCCCAATAGGTGCTTTTTTATCTGTCGGATATCTTAAAGTAAAATCTGAACTGAATGATTCCCCTAACTTAACAATTTTATTATTAAATTTAGAATGTCTACCATTTTCAGACCTTGATACCCATTTATGATACTTTACACCATTTTTCTGCATCATAATAAATCGAACACCATTTATAATAGCTGATGCTTCAGTTCTTGCTATAGTAGCAACCCTATTATCTGTTTTATTATACAGTTTTCTAACCTCGTCCGCTTGAGTTTTTACATGAGTAGTATTCGCTTCTTCAATTAGCTTCAAGAGACTATTATAAATTGTTTTTATTACTGTCTTAGCACTAAATTTTAATCTCTCTGTTAAGTAATCGTCAATCTCTTTATATTCCAATTCATCTATAATAAGTTCTTCTTTTAACAGCTCTTTTCCTGTCTGAGAAGCAACATAATATAAATTAGTAAAAACTTTTTCCAGACCTTTTACTTCTTCATCAAGGTCTAGAAGCTTGTCTGGACTTTTATACAAGTTAGTTAGAACCCTCTTTCTCTGCTCATAAAGAAATCTTTTCAATTTGCTTTTAAACATCTGTTCTACAGGAATCTCTCTAGCAATAAAATTAGCCCATACAGAATCATCTCTTTTTAGCAAATCTGTATTTTTACCCTCTTTAGGTGTCTCTTCATCATCGTCTGGCTCATTTGGTTTACCACCAGTTTCTTCGTCATCATCAATAGGTGTAACTTCTGGTACAGGATTTTCCATAGCATACTCCACTGGTACTGTTCCCATCTTCACAAACCAAGTATTTCCCCACTTGACATCATCAAAACCCATATCTAATCTCTTATTAATCATGTTAATAGGGTAGCCAATTTCATTTAGTATCTTAGCCATGTCAACTTTGCTTTTAAAATCCTCTCTAAGAGCTTCAATGACTGAAGTATCAAAACTACCCCATTGCTTGCCACCATTTATATTAACAAAGAACTTTGCCCATAAGTATTCTTCTAGATATATAATCTTTGGCAGAAGTGTTTCTTTCCAAAATGCTTGATGAGCATTTGAAATACCTTCATACGATTGAATATTCTCATAGTTACCAAGAACAACTTCATTAGTCTTGAAAGCAGCAAGTATTTCGCCACGGATAACAGTTTTTAAGATACTAAATTCCATATCTCTCTGAGACATAGCTTTTGTTTCTTTAAACTCTGCTCCACCTTCTATAATACCTACTTTATGTGCATTACCATAACCAGCATGTCTCTCTTCAAACTGCATTTTCAATCTAGTATACTGCTCATCAGTAAGAAAGTCAGGTGCTTCAACCAATCCAGATAATGAAACCCCATCCTTAAAGAACTGTTTGTTATACTTGCTTGCAAAGTAATCCTGCTCAACACCAAGTCTTGAAGCTTCAATACCAGATAAACCTCTTAAATCATCGTATGGGTTAAAATACTTAAAATGAAGTATTTCATGAGGTGCAAACTGAATTTTTACATCTCTAGCTGTGTAGTCCCAATAACCATGAAATTTCCTATTCTTATCAAAGACAGGTTCAAATCTTGTGGGAGTAACACACCAAATTTCTTTTGGTATTTCAGTAAGATTCTTTCTACCTTCTAATATCCAGAAACATTCACCATACAGCTCCATAAATATAATAGTAGCAAACAGTAAAGAGCTTGTTATCATATAAGGATTTGGATTCATGAATAGGTCTGGTAAAATACCTTCAGAAACGACTGATTTCATATTCTCTTTTTTCTCTTCATAGATATAAAAAGGTACCCTTGAGATATTTTGTGCAATAGCATTAATAGAAGCAAACACCCACACTGATTTTTCATATGGATCAGTAACTTCCATATTATCTGTAGAATTGAGAACACTTCTCAAGCTTCTATAGATTCTATTATCATCTACTAGCGGTCCCACTGATTTCTTTTTAAGTCTACTTAACTTTTCAGCTTCCTCTTGAATAACCTGTTTCAAGTATGTTGAAATTGCTTCACCCATCGTACATCTCCTTTTCACTCATGAAGAAATATATTCTTTCATGATAGTGTATTTTAGTAGTTATCTTCTAACTACTTTTGTGTTCTTTACTTCAACCGTTATGTCATCTTCTGCCACTTC